GCGGCTCTTTCAGCTTGTGCTTCAGGAGAGCTGACACCATGCCGGCGTTCTTGGTGTAATCGTCCAGCGGATGGCCGTAGTCGGCGTTGCGGTCACCGTGGGTGAGCTTCTGCGCTTCGAGCAGAATGCTGCCGCCTCGGTCTTCGAGTAGTGCAGTTGGTGGATCAATCATTGCAGCCTTTTCCTATTGTTGAAGTTGAACCGGGAATAGTGTAGTCGCGCTCTAAAATATATTCTGCATAGTATTTCCACCCTTTGGGGCACCAGAAACCCCACTCTCGGCGGAATGGCGCGCGCAGCCAAAGGGACCAGACTTTGCCAGCGCTACCCGACGGGATCTCGATCCGGTGTGGTGTCTCACCTTGGCGCCAGACAATGGAGCCAACCCCGTGGCGTTTTGCCTTGCGAGGCTCCCACGCGTGGGAAGTCACTTCGTAGTAACTACCCCATATAACTAGCGAGAAGCTATCGCCTCTGTGATCGTGCAACGCTCTGTCATCATCGCTACGGAACCAGCGGTGAAGGTTCAGCCGCCAGCCGGCGGCGTACCAACTCTTGGGAAGCCAGAGGTGCCAGCGGTGCGTCTGCGGGTCGTCCGCTGGGCCAATCGTCAGGTCTGGTTTTCTCATGGGTGGATGAGTGCCCGTTACAGTTTGGGAACCGACATCCACTGCATTTTGGCTTTCTTGGTGACAACGTCGCAGTAGACCGGCGCGTCAAACGTGATGCCGTGGTCTGGATGAGTCATTGTGAAATTCTGGCTGGGCCGCTCAAAGCCGAAGTTGCTTGATGCCGCGTACTCGTCATAGCCTTTCAGCGAGCTGTTGCCGCGCAGACGCGCTGACAGCAGACGGGTGTGGAAGTGCCCAAACTCCATGACGTCAAAGTCCTGATTGACGGCTTGGTTGCGCGCCAACTTCTTCTGTGCGCCGCGAGTGATGGGGCCGAGCGGGCCAATGATACCGTCACCGCCTCGGAACTGGTCACCGTGCGTCGTCAGGTAGCGCAGATCGTAGATCCGGTACAGTGCGTCCGAGTTGTCAGGGATGTAGAAGGTAACACGGTTGTCCAGCTCGAAGTGCTTGGCAAGGAACTGGTACAGCAGCCAGCCGAAGCTGGTGTGGTTGCGATCTTTGCTCCACGTCTTCTTGGTGTCTCGATCGTGGTTGCCTGAGACGCACGGCAGGAATACCCTACCAAAATTGTCGGCCAGCATCGTGATGGCCGGTACAAGGTGCCCATACAGGTCCAGCAACGTAGGCATGGTGTTCAGCTCGTTGGTCGCTGCCAACTCATCGTGGATGTTTCCAGATACCATATCGCCCGCCAGTGGGCAGACGATACCGGGATAATCCATTTCCGGGCTCAGAATCTTCGATAGCGCGATAGTCGTCTCAATGACGGCCCGCAACCGACGTTGCGCGATGACAATATTGAACTGGTTGACGCCGCCAACCTGCTCACGCCGCACATTCTCGCCCCAATGAAAATCACTCAGGAAGATCTTCGGCACGCCGGGCGACTTCGCGGCTTTGGCCGTATATACCCACTTGGGAAGCTGGAGCACGTTCACGGCAAGCTTCGCGGTGCCTACGTACTCTCGCATGATCTCGGCCGAGTTGGCTTCGCCTCGCGCGTCTTTCAGCTCAGCGCGGAGCCCGGCTATGATCGTCTCGGGGTCGTGCTGCGCTTTGAAATCGTTCAGGGTCTTCGCCATATATTACACTCCGCGTGCTTTAGCCGCTATCTTCGGGTCGGCAAACCACACACGCTTACCATCGCGAGTAGTTACGATATGCTTTTCAAACTGATCGCGGTAGGCGCCTATTTTGTTGTTGGACACTTTAGCAGCCCGCAGGAACGCGGACTCGTATTCATGCTCCTCGGGGCCGATTTTGAGCATGGCGGCAAACTGCGCCTGTATACGGGCGGGAATCACAATGTTGTCATCGTGAACCGAGCGGAAGTCAGCGAGGGTTTTCGGCTTAGAGGCCATACAATTTTCCTGTCGGGGTGAAGAAGTTATATAAGCGCGGCTTCGGCGGCTCGACGTTTAACCAATCCAGAAAGAGGTTTTCCGCCTCCGTAGATCCACTTTGAAAATTGAAACTTAGCTGCGTCCCAATTTCCAGCTCTTGCCAGTCGCAACAGAGTACTGCCGGCGAGTCGCGCCAAACCCATGTTGTATGCGAAGTCAGACAGAGCGGCGAGCTGGCCGGTATTTGCTCGTGGACAGAGCCGTTGTGCTGACACGGCTGTTCGGGACATGAGCAGCCATAAAAGGCCCTCAGCGGTGTCCTGAGTGATTGCAGGGTCGGCCAGGGATACGATTCGACCGTTGGCGTATCGGGTGAAGCCGTAGCCGATGGTTGGGATTCCGACCGGATCGAGGTACGGCTTTGCATAGAAACCCTCATAGCTTCTAGCAAGTCCGGATGCAAGGGCGGCGGCGGTATCATTTGCCGGCATGACGCAGTGACCGATCCGCGAAGAAGAAGCCGACAACCGAGCCCATTAGCTCAAGATCCCACACGGACGGTTTGAAGCTTTCCTCGGCCAACACGCCAATCCACAGCACCAGGACGATAGTGGCGAACGCCGGCCTGATAGCGCTATTCCAACCGTCGATCCACTTCACGCCGCTGGGCGCGCTGGCAGCCTTGAGGCCGAGCGTAAAGGCGTCAGCGTCGGCTTGGTCCATGGCGGCAGCGTGCTGCACTTCCATCGTCTTGATGCCGAGATCGGACTGGACCTTGAGCGCGTCGAGCTGCTGAGTGCTCTTGGCGGCATCCAGATCAGCCTGGAGCTTCATACGCTCCATTTCCTGAGCATGCTCCTGACGGTTGTTCAGCCATGTGCTGACTTCGCCCCAGATTGCGCGGAATGCCGCGCCGCCAAACAGTGAAATCAATGCGCCCATGTTAGTAGTCGCTCGGCTTGTTTGGTGCGCCGGTGACCGCGTCGTCTACCGCGTCCATGAGCCCCTTTTTCTGGCCGGCGTCGTTCACGTTGCGGTCAACGGCTTGGCCAATGCCGAGCTGTTTGCCAAGCTCATCGTGGAGCATGTGCAGAATACCGCGCTTGTCGGTGCGAACAGGGTTCTGGCCCGGTGTTCGGTCAATTGTTACATTGTCAGATTGATCAGCCATGAGAAACCCCTAGAAGGTCGTCGAGTGATTCGGGCTCGCTATCATCCCCTGTAGCTCGCCGTATGGCAAGCGGAATATCCAGATCCCAGCGGCCACCGGGCCGCGCTCCTGTCTCGTAATGCGCGAAGCGTTCCGAGCCGGTAGCTCTGCGCCATTCATCCACGTTTCGCCAGATCCAGAACGTGCCGGTGGCGTCTTGCTGCTTGTGCCCATTGAAGGGCGCGCGGCGCAAGATAGATCCGAGCCGCAACTGCGATACGTTGGAACCGGTCAGGAAATCTTGCACTTCTGGCAGCTTCACGATGTCCCGGTCAAACGGTGCTGTCCGCTCTGCGATGGCCTCGGCTAGTTTCGTTTCCCATGTGCCTAGGTTCGCGGCGGCTACCTTGCGCTTCCCCATGGTGTCAGGCGGTTCGGCCTTGGGGTCGAACCCTACCAAACTTTCTTGCTCGAATATCCACTTTAGCACGCCGGCAGCGCGATCTGTGCTGAGGAAGCCTGTGAACAGATCCGTCTTCTCGGCGCGCGTCATGGTGCCGCCGGTCATTTCGGACATACCCCAACGCCGATCGTCGTTCTCAATGTGTATCGGATCTTCAAAGTTGGACGATGCCGTTATCTGGATACGGTTGCGGACTTCGTACACGTCGAGCCCCTTCTTCTCGATCCCTATTTTCTCGGCCGTTATCCACGGCTTTATCTTGTTGGCGACCGCAACGCGGTCCATCTTCGGCCCGTCGGTTTTCAACTCATCCAACACAATCCACCAAGCGTCAGCCAGAACAGCGGTGAAACGCGCGTTAACGGTATCGCTGGACACTTCGCGCACATACCGCGAACCGAACAGCAGGCGCGGCACGGTGTACATGAGCGTCGTTTTTCCGTTGCCCGGTGTTTTGGAATATAGCAGCGGCGCAGATTCTATTTTGACGCCCGGATTGCGGAGCGCGAAGGCGTAAAATTTCAATAGCCAACGCCGAAAGTCATCGTCCTTTATGCGGCCAATCAGGAATTGCCATGCTTCCAACTCGTGGCATTTTGGGCGCAATGCCTCAACTTGCTCATGCACGTAGCGGTTCAAATACTTAACGTGGTCTTCGCTGTATACGCGCCCTTCGCCTGGGTGAAAGCCGAGCGCACCAACAACCTGTTTGGTGCGAGATTCTTCCAGAAACTCGTTCGGCTTGACCTTCTTCCGCTTCATGTTCCCCTTGGAATCTGGGAACTGCATGACGGGCATGTACGGGTTAAACAGCATGTGCATCTGGCGCTCCCCCAGGCCGCACTCACCATGCTCGTCGAGCGATTCCATGCGGTTTTTACCTTCCTGCGGGAGAAAGTAATACTTGCCTTGGTTGAGCAGATATACGAGCCGGGGCTCTAGCAAGCGTTGCATCTGCGCACCGGGCCGAGTGTCTTCACCAACGTCTGGTTCGCTATTCGAGAATTCAGAATTGGGGTCCGTAGTGCCAGCTGGCACTACAGCGAAATCCTCTGGCGCACATACTTGTTCGCGGCGGAATTGCCCGATCGTGGCCGGGTTCTCGGCGTCGAGCCGGAACGTGCGCCACTTCTCGGCCGGCGTGTAGCCCGCCTTGCCATCGTACTTCTTGCCTAGACGGCTCCACGTATCCCACAGCAGCAAACCGCGCGGGCTACCGCGCGTCTCGTGGTGCAGGATGGCGCCTGTCTCCAGCCATCCACCCTCCCCGTCGTACGTCGCGTCAGGATCGCGCGACTTGAGGAACGCAACTAGCTCCGTCTCTTCAGCCCGCGCCTGGATCGGCGCGACCGGTTCTGTGACCGCTTGGGGTGCAACCGGTATTTGCGCCCGCCAGAGCGCCGCTAATGCAGCCGGCAGGGCCGGTAGAAGGGACCAGTGGCCAAGGACCGCATCCCCATACACCCAAGTGTAGGGATATCCAGTCTCGGGGTGAATAGTCGGCGGGAGAACATCTTGCACTGTCAGGCCATTTGACGCTGCGCATCGAAACTCCAAGGCGTGAAAGGTTTTCGGCTTGGCGGGATCGTCGGGATTCGGCACCTTGTACGGCGCCAGCTTGAAGCTCGGCAGCGGCGTGTCCAGGCGATACAGCAGCTTACCGCGACCCTCGCGGCCCGAGCTTATCTGCACCGAGTCTTCGGCGCCCAGGAGGTCTGACAGCGTTACACCGGCCTCAGCCAGCCACGCGGCGGCATGTTCGTAGTGGTCAATGTCGATAGAGCATGTGCCGCAGTCAGCGTGCCGCAGTCCGGCGCCCATGGCGCGCGAGTCGAACGGGAAGCCGGCAGCATTCCAGCCGGTAGCTTTCGGACCCTTGGTGCCGGGAGCAATGGCGACGAGTTTCCAGCCTGCGGCGAGATAGTCAGACCAGCGGCTCATGCGCGATCAAGCCACGCTACGATAGCGTGCAGCTCGGCCGGCGTTCCGTCATTCTTCAGTTTGTTTGCCCGTAAGCTCATGATAGTTATGTTACCTTTTACGTAGCCAAGAGCCGGTACGCGCCGGTCTATAGACGGAGCTGCGTTTGGGTCTCTGCGGATTAGCTTAATACCGAGAACCGGGCAATGCGTCGGAATCTCTAGGTCATCGTATACCAAGTTGAACGGGACGCCTTGTTTTTTCGCGCGACTACGGGCCGCGCACAGTAGCGCAACTTTAGGATTTGCGTCAAGGTATGCGCGATGTCGAGCGTTTATGGCCGGCCTGTTATTAGTCTCGTAGCGCTGCGCCGCAGCTTTAAATGCCGCTTTATTGGCGTGGTAGTACGCGCGTCGGGATCGGCGCAATGGGGTCTCGGTCATGCTGTCAGTAGATCCGCGAATTCCGAACGGCGCGCACGGGCCAGCATGAGCGCGTCTTGCACCGTCAGCTTACCGTTAACGCGCTCTAATACTTCAACGTCCATTGTACGCTTCGCTATTAGGTCATACACCAGAACGGTTCTATCTAGTCCAGCCTGAGCTTGTCGCATGGGGCCTATGCGCTCCATTACCTGTTCGCGTAGCTCGGCGTTCCACGTCTGCGTATAGAATGCAATAGCTCGGCCGCCGTACTGCAGGTTGAGCCCGTGACTAGCGCTCTGCGCCTGCAACAGCATGCCGGGCACTTTGTTGGCGTTCCAGTCAGCTTCATCCGCCTTGCTCTTGTATACCCGCCACTTCGGGAAGCGCTCCAGCATTCGGATTGCTTCATGCTTGTAGTGATATACCACAAGGATGTTTTCGCCGCCCAGCTCGTTGTACAGGCTCTCCAACAGGTCCAGCTTTGCGTCGTGGATGGCGTGCCAGTCGTGCTCCGTATCTAGCACTGCGCCGCCGCTGATCTGTAGCAACTTCGTAGTCAACGTCATGGCGATCGGCGCCGTAACTTCGCGCTCACCTATCTGCAGGAAGAAGTCTTCCTCCATCGTGTCGTACAGCTTCCGCGCTTCGGGCGGCAGCTCGCACTCGACTACGCTGTACAGCGGCTTCTTGACGTCAAACCAGTCTTCGGGGCGAAGCGCCAAGGTTATATCCGCGATGGCGGCGTATATCTCAGCTTCGGCGTTGGGGCGCGGGATCACTTGGTTGGTGTACGCCTCTAGGATAAACCAGCGCTTGAAGAATGCCTCATAACTTGTCCCTAAACGGTGACCGAAATCCAAAAACCATATCTGACCCCACAGGTCCTTTAAGCCATTGGGTGAGGGTGTCCCGGTCAACTCGATGAAGCGCCCGGTAGACTTGGCAACTTGCGCAAGCGCACGTGCCCGCATCCCGCCTTGCTTTGTGCGATAGCCTTTCAGCTTCGTCGCTTCGTCCACTATCACGATCTTGAACGGCCATTTTGCACCTAGGTATGTTACCAACCACTGCACGTTATCAAAGTTTATGACATAGATGTCAGCCGGCGTTACGAGCGCATCGCGACGCTGCGCCGCAGTGCCCAGGATCTGCACAACGCGGAGGTCTCTGAACTGGCGCCACTTTGCCTGCTCGGCGGGCCACACACTCTCACACACTGCCTTGGGTGCGATGACCAGCGCAGGGAAAAATTTCGAGCCCGCCAGCTTCAGCATGTCCAACACTTTGTAAACGATGCCGGTTTTGCCCATGCCCGGCTTGGCCCACACCGCAACGCGATGGTTGTCCATTACGAAATCGTAACCGACATCCTGCCAAGGCTTCGCTACGAAATCTTGGCTCACGTACGGCTCCGCGACTTGTAGTGTTTGACCAGCTCGCGCATCACTTCAACTGGCGTCATACAGTCCGCCGCGAAAATTTCAACACCGTACATATTTAACTTATTATACCGCACTTGTCGTATGACGTCTTCGCTACTGAAATCTACGTAGGCGCGCTCCGCGAACATGCGCATCGGCTGTCGCACGTTGACATTCCATGAAAATGCTTTGTCCGGTGTCGCGCGCTGTTGCCCATCCCACGGACCGCCAATAAAGAGCGTCATCGTCCATCCACCGATTCGGTGTAGTCACCGTAGTACGCGCTCATAAACTCGTCAACTAACTCGCGGGTGTAGAGCACGGCAACCAGACAGCGACACCGCGCGCTCTGCCGGTGATATCGCGCCTGCGTCGGTGAACAAACGCCGTCTTTCGACTTCGTTTCAACCTTCTTCATGCGCCCATTCGGCCACGTTATAAGATAGTCAGGGAATCCGCGCTCAGACTCGCAATGCACTTTGTCACACAGCCCGCCGACTGCCTCGACACGCTCGACCAGATAGCTTGCAACAGTGTTTTCAGCTTTTCCCATATCAGTGTTCTCTCTTTCCGTAACGTTGGCCGACCCAACCAGCAGCGGCGAGCGGCATGCCGGCAGCCCAAGGTGAGGAGCCAATCAACAGTTGTATGAGGCGCTCCAGAGTATACGAACCCTTGGGCACGTCAAGCGTTACCGCGTCATGGATCTTCAGAACCACTGCAGTCCGCTCTGACTCAGGCAGCGTTGCAAGATAGCTTGCAATTGCTGGGACTGTGAGGGTGTCAGCATGTACTGCTTGGACCCCGTCACGCATGACTCTGTTAGCGATGGCCTGGACGATGTTTTCGAGCCAGAGGCCGGCCCACGCTTTTTCTCGTCGCCATGTTTTGCCGCGAGCTGTAGAATAGGTGATGTACTCACGTTTGTATTCCTTCCCGCTGATTGGGTCAGCGTAGATTTGTGTGTGAAGCTCTGGCGCCCAATAGAGCAGCCTGGAGCCGTTGGGAAGCTCGATGATCAGCGCCGAGCTGGAGCGCCATATCTTGCAGCGGGCAACCTTGAACGCGCGCCCTGGCTGTTTGACGGCGGCCAGGACTGCGGCGTCGATATCGTACCGGATCTGGTTGGTTGCCTTGAGGGATGCGCGAAACTTCTGTTTCAACACGTCGCAGGCGACGTAGGTGTCAGGCGCCAGTGCAAAGTCGTTCTTTTCGAGAACCGCACGTTGCCATGCGCTATCGGCCTTGACTAGCTGTTCTGGCGTTGCATACGGCAGAATCAGCGGCACTAGCTCGTCAAGGTCAATGTTGTATCCGGCGCTCATCGTAGCCAGCGCGCCGACACCGCCGCCAAACCCCATTGAGAGTTTGACGACCTTCATTACCTGCCGTTGGTATTTCGAGACCGCTTCCGGCGTGATGCCGAAGAATTGAGCGCCGAGAAGGCGGTACGGGTCCGCGCCTGTGGTGTAAGCAGAAAGCTCCGTAGTCTCTCCCGCGATCCAAGCCAACACACGCGGCTCGATGTTGGTGTAATCGGCGTCAAGCAGATCGTTTCCAGGGGCTGCGACGATGGCGTGACGAAGCGCATTGGAGGCGGCGCTGTTGCCACCTCCATAGACCATCGGATAATCCAACAGGTCAGGCCGTATGTCGTCGACGACGCCAAACGCGGGGGCGCCGTACTGCATAATCGCGGGAAGAATGACATTGTCAATATACTCCGGGTCCTCGATCGTCGGGCGGGCCATGTTGCCCGGTTGGAAACCTTTGTGCGAATCGCGGCCGGTGCGCCCTGCACCGCAGAACTGTATGGTGTAGCGCATGCGGTCGCGCTCACCGCACATGCTTACTCCTCGCTTGTACTTGGCTCCAGAGGATTTTGCCGCTTCGAGTCGTGTCTCCAGCAGGAACCGCAAACCGGGCTCCAAGTCGTCTGCCTCAAGCATTTCTCGCATTGTCGCTGCGCGAAGATTGACAAGCTCGGCCGCGTACCTAGCGTTGAGGAAAGCCAGAAGCTTGCCACGTTGAGTCGCGGTCCGAACCTCACCATCGGTGGCCGCGCATACATCTTCGTCATGTTTCACCTTTGTCTTGTCCAATAGTGCCATTGCGGCTAGCGCCAGCGGTTTATCGAACCCGAAGCCGCGCTCGTTAATGAGCTGGTCTAGGTGCCACATGGACAAATCGCCCATCTGGTAATTGTGCGTTGGGAGGCGCTTGTACACCTCGCGCAGCGTGTGGGTATCCTGGGCGGCGTAGAGCTTGAATTCCTCCCACAGGTCGGGATAGTCGCGCGGATCGTAGAACACGCCGTCATGCGGCACGCAGAAGTGTTGTATGAGCCGCTTCCCGGCTTCAGTTTGCTTCTGATCCTCCACAGGCATCTTGAGCACCTTGGGGAGAAGCTCCAGGCCGCCCGGCAAACCGTGCGCGTATGCCTGGGCGCGAGTGCAGCGCCATCGGTTAAGCGGTATACGCATGCGAGAATTACGCGAGTGCAACAGTATGCCGCGATCGAAAGGAGCGCTATGAGCCACAAGTAGAATGGAGTCATCTTTTAACACCTCTACGAAACGCTTCTTGATCGCGGCCCCTGGGTCCAATAGAACATCCCACGTGTTGACCGGCTCATCGTCGACAGCCCATGTCCAGACGGTCGTTTCGGCATCCTTTACATATAGGTCCGTGCCGCGCACGATCGGCGTCGCACTGCGTGACTCGGCGTCAAGGAAACAGGTTGTCATGTATACCAGTATGTCCGCAGGTAGCTCGGTCTGTGGCCGAACCAACGTACTAGTACCCAGGCATGGTAATACTCGCACCAACGATATCTCGGTTTCACAACGGCTCCGGAACCCGTGCGAGATAAGCTGCAATCTCAGCCTTGGCGGCCTCCAGCGCTTTGCCTCGGGTCCGCGAGCCGGCGGCGGACGCCTTACCGGCTTTGACGTGGTCCGCGCGCCTCTTGGCGGCATGCAATTGCGCTGACCGCGTCATGATTCGGTAAAGCGTGTCTTTCTTAGACATGACCGTACTTCTTCGCGCGCTGGATCAACTCGCGGAACAGCGTGTCCTTGTCGTCACCGGTCAGCATGCAGGCGTTATACAACGCTGTCAGGCCGCGAGCGATGGAGCCCGCAACCGAGCGGGCCGCCAGTGGCATGTTGGCGTTGGCTTCTTGAGTGAGGAAAAAACCGATGGCCTCTTTGCGCCGGTCGCGCGCCATGCGGTAGGTAACATCGATCGTTCGTCGGGTGTTCATGATTACCTGCTAAGTTAGTTTCCGGTAGCGCCGAGCCTACAATGCATCGCTGCCAAGGGCTCCATTCCCATTCGGAACGGCGCTACCGGAAACTTCCTTCTATCAACTTCCGGTAGGGCTGGCAGGATTTGAACCTGCGCATCAAGCGTCCTTTGACGTCTGACTCTACCAGGCTGAGTTACAGCCCTACCGGAAACTGACTTCCCCCGCGCGCCGGTCAGCGCTTGAAACTCCTGGCTCTGAGCCATGAGCCCGGCGCGCGGATTCGTTCAGACAGACTATTCTCGGTCTGTCAGCAAGCTGTGTCGTCCCCCGCGCGCCGGCTTTTCACTGCACGGCTTTGAATGGCCCAGCGTGGCTAAGTTGCTGGCGCGCGGGATACGATGTCTTACCCTAACAGCCCCGCGAGGTCGTTCGATTCCTCGGCAGTCTCTGGCGCGGCAGCATCCGCATCCGTCGCCACAATGCCAAACTCTTCAGGAGCCGCAACGCGCCCGCCACCGAAGGCGTCACCGTTCCGCAGGAACTGCACACCCTGAATCTGACAGTTGATGCGCTTGCCCCACTTGTTCGCCTGTGCCCAGATCGACACAATGGCGTTCACGTAGCAGCCTGAGTACGGACGACCGTCAGCCGGCAGCAACGGTACATTCTTTCCGCCGCGTGTCTCGACGATCGTGAAGCGATTCTTGCTGTTGCCTGACAGGTACAGCATGCCGCTGTAGGAGTCTTCGCCCGGCTTGCTGATATCGCCATTGTGCAGGCAGATACGATCCTGACCCGCGAACGCTTTCAGCATTTCGCCGGCCTTGTCCTTCCACATTGCCTGGGCAACGCTCTTGATGGCGCTCTGCACGAGCGGAAGCGACGGGTGACCGTTGGGGTACTTGACAGGGTCCTTCAGGAAGAAGTGCGAGCAGTACGACTTGGTCTGCTTGCCGGCATTGTCTGTGCCGATGTACGGCTCGAAGCCGTAGAAGTAGGATGTCCGAACATCCATCAGATTGACAATTACATTGGTTTCATCAGCCATTAAAATATCCTCGATTCGTGGTTAACTATTTACGTTTCACTCGTGCGCCCCGTACAAACTCCGGTAGCGACGGCTTGACCGGTTCTTTGTACGCTGGAAAGCCGGTGGCGTCAAGAAAAGCGTCAACTGTCTTCTCGATCTCAATGCACGGGCCATGCCCGTAGCGGTCTCCAATGCACACGCGACAATGACAGTTCAGCGTGCCGCTCATGATTGCACCTTGGGAGGTTTCGTTTTTGCGGTGTGCGCGCACCCGCCCCATGTTGTAAAGCAAAGTGGGCAGTAGTTCACGATTGCACCTCTGCCAAGCCAAACTCAGCCACAGGGGCCAGCGGAACGCCGCCCTCTGATATACGAGCCAGCGACGGCGCGCCCTTCGCCTGATCTACTGTTAGATCGGAGAAGACTTGCCACTCAAGCGCCTTCTTGAGCTTTTTATACGCCTTTTCCATCTGGGCCGGACTCTTAAGCTCGCGCGGCTCGTACGCCGCGTCACCGATGTCAGCTTCAGCTGCGTGCTGGGCCAACACCTTGGACGGGAACATGCGGTTGCCCTTCTTGCCCTCAACCATGCGCCAGCCTGGCGGCGGCGTGCCTGCTACGGCATAGCGCACGGCCAGCGCGCGCCGCTCGCGGCACCACTTCTCTATGTCGTCTATACGCTCCAAGTCCTGAGCAAGTTTAACAAGCTCGTCGTCGTCGCTAGAGCGCGTAGCTTTCAGCACGTTGAACTGTGCTTCTTGAGTCAGCGGGAACTGGTTCGCGATCTGATTGCGCTTCGCGTCGCACGTTTCGCGAATGGGGCACCACTCGCAAGCGCCGGGGCTCGGACGCTTGGCCGCCTCGATAGTCGCATACTCCGCGCCGATCAGGGCATTGCCCGCCTGAGCGTCGGCCGCGAGCCGGCGCATGCGCGTGAATACTTCTTCCCGCGACAGCGTCACTTCGGTCGGTAGATTGCCGCGCGTCGGTTGGAAGATCATGAAGCGCACTTCATCAAACTTCACGCCGTTGGTGCCTCGGTCCAGCTCGTCAAGCGACGCGGCAGCGTAAACGATGAGCTGATCTGCGTCGGGCTCAACGGCGTTCCAACCAAACTTGGCGTCTCCGATCGTCAGGACGCGCATGACGTAGTCTTCAACACGCAGATCGATCGTACCGCCCTGGTTGGGAATGCCGAGTACGCGCGATGTGTCGACGCGCACTTCGTAGGATTGTTTGCCAGGTATCAGCCGGGCGTTGTTCACGTACATGTTGACGTGATCACAGAATTCGTCGTCAATCTCGAACGTGAAGCCGTCCGCCGTAGTTGTCTGCCCACAGTGGGCGTCGACCGTCTGGCGGTCAGGATTCGAGAGACACCAGTAGCCAAGTTGGTGCTTAGCGGTGCCGCGTGCCGCAGCTTCACCGGCCGTGTTGGGGATGCCTACACAGGCAGCCATTGCGCCACGGCAGGACCAGCGCTTGGCGCCGCTGGGGCTCCAGAGGGTGTGTTCGCCGCTCATGTGCGCGCCGTCGCGGCGAGCACTGTGCATACCATTACACAGAAGAGCACACCGGCGTACTTCGGCTCATCATCCGTAATAGAGAAGCCAAGTCCGACGGCGGCAAACACTAGCGCCACTATTAAAAACGGGTTCATGTTGTTCCTTTAGCGTCCTGCGGGCCGGACGTCTTTGGCTCTCAGTTGGTATACGTCGTCCAACTTGGCCGGCCCGCAGTTGCTGTTAGATTAGCCCAGGAGGCCCGCGAGGTCATCCACTACGGCGTTGATACCAGCCGGCGGTCCGCCGTTCAGCCGTGCCACGAATGATGGCTGCTGTTCAGCCGTGATCTTGTCGAGCGTGCCAGCGTTGAATTCCTTCAGGATGCCAGTCACGAAGTCGCGACCCGAAGGACCCTTAGCCTTGGCCGTGTTCACGAACAGCAAAGCCAAGTCCTTGGGGTTCAGCAGTCCGCCCGGTGCGGATGCACCAATAGCGGTAACTGTGCTCACAGTGCTGGTAACTGTCGATGCAGGCTGAGCCGTGACCGCAGCAACCGGGTCCACTTTTGGGGCGGCGTCGACCACTCCGTTGGTCTCACCGGCAGCGGGCCGACCGCGCGGCTTTGGCGACACGGCGCCCTCAACTTTGGCCAGTCCAACCTTGGCGAGCGCCTCGGCGTGGAGGAGAAGCGCCTTGGTGTGCTCCTCGATTGCTTTAACGAAACGTTCCATTGATCATTCTCCGATAGGTGTTGAGTTTGGGGGAAGTCAGATTCTCTGTTAGTCGTTCGGCGTTGTCAACTAAAAAATGGGCTGCCGATCGGGCTCTACTTTACAGCCGGTGTCGACAACGAGGCGCTGCGCGATTCGCGCAATGATGAGCTTGAGTCGCGCATCGCTTAGGCCTTCGAGGTTCAGCGGGTGTATGTTGCCGTCAGAGTCTGATGCAACAATGCCGACGATCTGGTTGCAGACCGTGACAACTACGATCGACACGGGTGGCGACGTAGTCTGCGACGGGATGGCCAGTGCCGACGCTTGCTCTTGCGGGGCCACGTAGGCGGGCGTAACAGGTTCAGCGGCCATTACTTTCCAGATGAAAGCTTCCGCGAGCAGGATTCCGATAGCGAACATAATGAAAAATCGACGCATGTTGTGTTTTCCTAGTTGACTTCTGAGGGTGACACGAGCCGAGCCCCGTGAACCGATCCGCCCAACGGTAAAGCGAGAGCTGCAGCTGCAGCACGCATTGCATTCACGAAAGCTGCGCCGGTCTGGTGTTTATTGCCAGTGATGGAGACTACGAAAGTAACTCCGATTTCATGGCGCAAAGTGAAGTGCATTGCGATATCGCCATTAACGTCAGGCGGGTCGGTGTCGGTTTTTAGGCATGTCCAGAGTATTTCCTCTCTGGCGGGGTGTGTTGGTGACATCGCGCGGGATAGTTGCATAAAAAAACGCCGAGCGCAAGGCTCGGCGTTAAGGTTAGTGCCAATTGGCACTACAGACCGCGTCTTTCCAGCTCTATCTTCAACAGCAGTGCTGCGACACTGAGGTTGACATTGAGCGCTTGCATCAGCTCGCCGCAAGCGATTCCAAACGCTGCCGCGTCCATGGGCGCACCTAGCTTGTTGACCACAATGTAGTTGTGGACGGCTACGGCCAGTGCTCCCGCCTCCATTGAGGCGCTACCGGGCTGATCCGGGCCTAATGGGGTTCCGCCATGAGGCGGTTTTGTTGGATCGCTCACGACGGCGCCCTCAATTGCCGCGCTATCTGCGTCTCAGTGGGAACGAAGACCGTCGACTTGACGCGCAGAGGTCGGTGTTGGCTCGCAGCTTGAGCCGCATTCGCTGTTGGCTTCCCGCCAAGGCTCAGCAACTGCGTGGCTAGCTGGGACATAATCAGTTCAAGCTCGGTGTGAGCTGCGTCCTTGTCGACGTCGATCAGCTCCAGTGCAGTCTTCACCAACTGCTTTCCCTGAGTTTCCAGGCGTCGCTTCAAGACGGCGGTACTCGGGGGCTTGGGCGGTTTTGCCACTAGCAACGCCGCCTTGGTCAGTGTTGCCACGCTTACCGCCGTCAGATCGCGACTCGATCTGATCCAGTTTCGCGCTGTAAGCACCGCTGTCCGCGCGAAGTTGACCTTGCCGTTCAGCACCTTGGCCGGCACCTTGCCGAGCTTCTTGCGGGCCGTCTCCAGGACGATCGTGTAGAAGCGCTCATGGACCACAGATAGCGCTGCCAGCTGGGCGGCTTTAGCTTCGGGGGTCAGCTTTGCCGTACGGCCGGTACGCGCCCTCTGCGGCGCTCCCAGCTCCTTCTGTGTTGTGGCGATCAGTGCCCGCAGATACCAGTTAGCGCCTGTGGAGACCGTATCGCCGGCCGTCAAAATGGCATCGGTCAGCTGGCCGATATCCTTGTCCGTCGCAACGTAGCCTTTAGTCTCGATATTCATTTGCATAACTCCAGTAATGTTAATCCGATAGTTGGGTGTGGTGAGCCGTTCCTCATTCGGTTTCAGCCGTTCGCCGCTATCTAGTTTCCGCATCGTTCCCGCGTGTGCGGGGTGCCTGGAGATATATGCAGCTCTCGTGCCAGGAGCTTGAAGCGTTGGATTAAGCTCTAAGTGCGCTAGCGTACGGTAGATGTTACAATGCGTGGCAGGTTTTACATTACGTTTTTACAAAAAGAAGGGGCGCTCCGATCTTACGTTGTGCCACACCAAACCCGACGGGGTTAGGATCAACGCGCAATCGGAGCGCCCACAAACAAATCAGCCACAGAAAGGGCAACCTGTATCGTAGCCGCAGAACGGGTGACCCGCAGGCGTCGCACAGGCCAGCTCGGCCTGTGTCAGCCCGTGCGCATCGGGCACAGACGGCGTTGTCCAGTGACCGCCCGATTGGCTAATAGCGGCCAGTGCCTCGTCGGATAGTTCAGCCATTCTCACTTGGAAAGATGGCCTCGGCATCATCGCAGACAGCCTGAGCAGCTGGTCATACAGAGGCGCAGTGTTGAGGCGATACTGTTCAGCCGCCTCGGCCAGCGCTTTCAGCAGCGGCGCGCGCAACCGCTCGTACTCTTCATACGTCATTTAAGCTCCTCAGTGTGTTTGTCGTACAGCTGCTCGAAAAACCCCCACGTTGGACGCGCTACGCGGCGCGGCCTGGGCCATTCTCGGTGCTGCCCAGGGAAGTAAGTGGGGCGAAGCTCGACCTTCACGTTGTCGCGCGGGCGGGTGAGCGCGCGGAAGTATCCGCGCGTCACCTCGTGCCCGTGGATGGGCCACGGCATCACGGCACCTCTTGAATGTGGACCCAGCGCTCTGCGATGTGGGTCCACGAGTTTATGAGCGAAATGCTTGCCATGCGTTCAGCATCTTCGCGTGTTCTATATCGGCCTGCCGACTGATACAGGACACGTTTTCGGATCGCACCCGGCTGGTCTTTTCGAATCTGGAACGTGTAATACATGTTAGTAACCCGCCTGTATCGGGAATCGCTCTGCCATAGCTTGATCGCGCGGGGTCCATTTCGACTGTTGGCGCTCGATGCTATGTGCAGCTTCCGTTAGCGCGGCGCGCTGTTCGTAGCTCAGCAAGCCGCTAGTGCCGTAGTTGTGTTGCGCGTCTTCATGACCGTGCTTGCACCCATCGTAGTAGCCCGCAAGCCGGCCTCTGTCATACGCATTGTTGACCAGCGCAACCGTAACGGCCACGTCGAGCGCAACCAGCGCTGCCATTATAACAATGAAGGTAATCACAGTTTGCTCCAAGGTTGGAATGCGAAGCCGACACCCGTGTTAGGCTCATCCTGTTGAGCGATGCGCCAGCCTATCCAGCAGAACCGCGTCGCGGACCAGGGGAAGCGCAGCTCGAAGCGCCAGCCGTAGCGCGCGAGGTACGGCCCGGTCTTGCGGTAATTCTCCCAGTATGCCGGGATGCCAATAGGCACTGTATTATGCTGCGGCAAGTACACAACCGTGTCCTTCGGGTCCGCTACCGTCAAGCCGAAGAATGGCAGCCAACGCGCGTTGCCGACGCTGTTGCGCCATGCGCTCCAGGCGACAATCTGCCGCCAACCGCCGAATCGCGTAAGGTCGTTCAGAACTGATGGCCAGAAGCCGTTGGCACCTCCGTCAACGCCGTCCTCTTCATTGCAGTACAGCCACAGCCAATCTGAGAACTGCAGAGTCATGCGGCCAACGTAGCGGTCAGATTCGCGGTACTTCATGAAGCGTGGAATGGCGGCAATCGGCACAATCAGGAAGCCGAGCAGCACCAATAGTGTCATGGGGATCAGATACGCGATCCATACAGGAATCGCGAGTAGGATACGGGCGAGAAACTTAAACATGTTAAATACACTCCTCTGGCATGTCGGAAGGGAATTCACTGGACCACAGAAAAGGGTTCGCAGCATACACGTAGTCACCCACGTAACGCTCATTCTGCGTGGCCCAATTTGTCACAACTAGGGTTCCGCCGTCGCTCGTATGCATGCACACGTGTTCAATGTGGTCGCTGGAGAGGAAACCCCAGTTAGCTTTGGTGTTCATCCGGGGCTTCCATCCGCTTCTAGCTGCAGGCCCTCAATACTGCACTGCAAATCGAACGCTATGTCACGCAGCTCGGCGTTTTGCTTCTGCAGCTGTTCGACAGCCGCCGTTTTCTCGGCAACTATCGTTTGGTAACCGGCCACTCGAAGCTCTAGGTGCGCAATGCGGTCGCGATCCCTCATAGCTTCCTGCGTCAGCGGTATCCTGCTCATGGGATGTCTCCACCAAATACACGAGCGCGCGTCTGATCGCTTTCCAGCTTTGCGATGCGCTGTTGCAAGCGTGTGATTTCCTTCTGCGCCTCCACCAACGGGTCGAGCGACTCCAATTTGAGCTTCTCGGCGCGTCGCGCCCAGCATGGCACGGGCATACCGTCCTGTTTGACGATGTAGCGCACTTCGTAGCCAACAACCTCACCCTTGACGCACTCATCCGTGGCGTGGTTGCACACTCTGTCGCCAATCTTGAATTTTACAGCGACCATGGCGTGACGCACTGGCGTGCGCGTTACGCACTCATCCGCATGGCCGTACATAGTACTGCAATATTCACATCGAGTAGTCATATTCGCATTTCCTTCCGTTTGTGGCGCGTGCGGTTGCCGCGCGCAGTGTTTGTCGGTCGAGAGACTTCTTCCAAGTGCTCTGGGCGCACGCAGTTGGTGTTGAGGCACAGATGGTCCAGCGTCATGCCCGCGCCTATTGGCCGGCCTTTCACCAGCTCCCACAGCACGCGGTGGACGCGGCGCGCGACTCCCGCCACCTTTATCTTGGGGTAACCCTTGTTGCACGGCGCGGCATGCGAGAGCCAGCAGCACGTATTCTTGTACGTCGTGACGCCTAACACGCAGCGGTTCAGAATCCTGTCTAGCAGCGAGAGCTTCATGTCTGCCCTAGACCTTGCCCGTCGACAACCATCCAGCGCCGCGCCATCCGAGTAAGAACCAGTTCCACCGGTACTGTTGCTCTGTAAGCGTCATCTGGCGCAGATCCAGCCATACGCTAGCGTCAGCCTGGAAACATTTGAAAGCGTCCGCATGTCGCGTGGCGTGTTTAAAGTCTTCGGGGTTCATTCTGTTGGCTCCACTATCATTGCAGTCACATTGTCGAGTGCAGCTCGGAGGGTGGCGGCAGCTGTTGCCGACGTGCAGGCAAATTCGACCCGAAACATGTAGGGCTCTGTCACGAGAACATGCCATATAACTTCGCCACCCTCGCGCGGAACTGGAACTACTTCCGTGAACATAACAAGTCATCCAGTGAGTGGCGCTCAGCCAACCACTCCGCAAGCTCTTTGGCGGCACGCGCGGACTCGGCTCGCCAGCGTTGCGTTTCGCCTGCGTCGCGCTCCTTGTGGTACTCACAGACGCGCACCCAGTAGATGCCATCGTGCTCACACTGAGTTACCTGACACCCGGCCCGGTCTGCTGTGACTGTGCGGCTCACGGGACTTCCGTCAGGTCAACATCCAGAGCGCGCATGCCTCTTGATAGTTGCCATTTGCGGCAGTATACCGCGCTGCGGTCTGTGGATATAAGTAGTGGACCCGATGGTGAGGGGTGCAGATGCGCGCCAGGGTAGGATATATTGCGCACAAGCTGTGGCGCGTAGTTCCACAGGATGCGGGTCCCGTCCGCGCGTTCCTCCATTGTCTTCATCGCAGTGGCCTCAGAAACTTCTGCGTCTCCGTAGCGATAAGACTGTGGCGCACGCGCGCTCGCTTGAACGGGTCAGATATATGTACAGTATGCTTCAACGCGCTGCGAATAACTTTGCGCAAATCGCGCATCGCGGCTTTGTAGCCTGCGATATATCCGTCGTGCGCGTTGTCCCATATCAGCAGTGTTGGACCGCTAGCCCCGTTGGCCGTATCCTTGCGCTGCATGCGATCGCTGAAACGCGCAGCTCGCCCTACCAACTTCGCTTTGCGGCTCATGTCAGGTCCTCCCCTGGCCACAGACTGCCGACGGCAATCAGTGCGCGTATCGCCAGGCCAAGTATGAGGGCTGTGGCGCCGAGCAGGATCGCGACGAGTACTATGGTTGCGCCCTTCATGACTGTACTCCGCAATCCAGTAGGAAGCGCTCACGGTTGAAGCCTGGGTTTATTCGCTGGAGAACCTCAGCGACTGCTTGGCAATCGCGCGCCCATTGCCCTATTCTAACCAGTCCATACAGCGTGAAGGTTTCAAACGGCTTCGCAGCCTTCAGCGCGGCGGCCAATTCTTCGTAGTGTCGGCGTTTGAATGACACGGTTACACCTCCACTCGTGTTATGAGTAGCGTGCCCGTGGCGGCGCAATGTACTGCGATGGTGTACAACCTGTCGCCTTTGCGGCGGCGGGCCGTATAACGGTATGAGGGGTAGAGGGTCTGCAGCGCGGCGGCTATTGCGTGCGCGTCAGTCTCGCGAGATATCTTGAGTATCATGAGGTCGGCTCCTGGGTCCGTGGGTTAGCAAATCATCAGAACTGGCGTAGAATGCTCGGCCGCAAGCGCGGCGTCAAGCTCCATCAGTGCATGCGCCCGCGTTATAGCAAAGCGACGTGCGATAGCTGCGCCGGATGTCTCGCGAGCGTTGCGGCTGTCAGCGCCGAAGCTCCGCTGTAGGTGATACTCGCGGAGGAGTAGCTGTTGCAGCGTGTTCACGAGTAGAGGCCTCCACTATCGTCGGTGTTAACCCCGTCTTCGCCGGCGCAGCATTCTTCGTCCGCGTCGATCGTGCATCCGCACTCGAAGCACTTGCGTTGCTTGATCCACATGCCGTGCAACTCATTCCACATGCTGGGAGTGAAGCGGTTGAGCGAGTTACCGTTGTGTATGCATCCTGTTTCGTGACACGGCACGCCATTTATTGAGATAATCGCGCATTGATCGCACTTCATCACAGATTCTCCAAAGCGTCCTGAAGTTGATTCGACAGCACAGACACGCGCAGGTCGCCATTGGTCGGCTCGAATCCTTTGATGCGCCACTGGTAGTAAGCCGTGAGCAGTTCAACGGCACGAGAGTATTGTCTCTCATGCACGGCATAGCGCAGCTGGTTAATCGTCTCTTGTGGGTCCATGTCATTTCACCTTTGCTTTTGGGGTTACGTGGAATACTGGCGCGTTTATACTGCCAACCCTGTGGTCCATCCCGTTCTCGTCAATGTACTCACGCTCGGATGTCTTCGTGCATCGTAGGAAGAAGCTGTTGAATGCGGCGTCTGGATTGATCCAGTCGAATGTGTCGCCCACAGCTAGGTCGCGGTATTTCATTGTCATCTCCTAACAGTTGTAGAGAGTGGCGGCGAGGGCACCGAATATGCCAGCGATCAGCAGCCACAGTGAGAGGTCCAGGGCGGATACGAGAATCACGACTGCACCAACTTGTCGATCACGTTGCGCGCATCGTTCCAGGATTGTTCGGGCTGCATGCGCTGGATTAGCTGGCCCCCTTTCTCGATCCACATACTGTTGTTGACCGCTTCGCGGCGTATCAGGTAGCTCCGGTAGGCTTCCTGCGAGAAGTCAATCTTGCGCAACGCGGCTAGCGCTTCGGCGGATGTCTGTTTGGTCTTCATGTCGGCTCCTGAGTCCGTGGTTTGGTGGAGTGCGGCCAGGGTTCTCACACCCTGGCCGCTGTTAGATCAATAGCCAGTGCAAGGCGGACACGGCGGGCAGATTGGACCTATCGGTCCGTACCTGTTGAACGGGGGTGTAGCACCCTCGTAACAAGCACCCTGATAGTGTCCCATCGTCTTCCGTGACGCCTTACCACAATCGATTAGCTTCAACATGGATCTAACCTCCATTTGGTGCGAAGTGCACCCTGTAGCGCCCGACCGTTCAGGCGCTATAGGCGGACTCAGCGACCTATCGGCCTAACCGCAATGGCACTGCGAGCTGACATCCCAGCCTGATACGGCTCGAAGTCGAACCCAAGGCATGCGCCATAGGGACTGTATCCGTGCGACGTGTTCAGCTTGCGGCATAGCGCACGCACTTCGCGGAATACGCGGTTGATAGATTCGCCACGTTTGCGCAGCTGTGCATATTCGAAGTAGGTCATGTTCGGCTCCTGGGTCCGTGGGTGTTAGTAACTGGACACGTCGGCGCAGAGCAGCACGTAGGCAAGCTGTGTGCGGCCAGTGGGTGTTTCGAGATAGGACCACCAGACGCTACTAGCGCGGTAGGGTTCTGCTGCCACTCTGCGCTGCACGTTAGACCACTGGTTCTGCACATAGCTGAACGCTTCTTTGAATGTGTGGAATCGATGCGTAACAGCGCAGTGGCTATCTACCCAGCGGACTGCGAACGGACGTGCAGCGTAGGCTGCTTGGCTCGCGAGGATTTCGGCACTTACTGACATGGTCGGCTCCTGGGTCCGTTTGGCTGGCGTTCAGTGGAGCGGTCTAGATCGACCGCTCGCAGAACGTCAAATACCGCTGAAGATCCCTTCGCCGCTGCCGTTGATGGCGGAACGCAGTGACGAAGCGCGGCGAGCAGCCTCGTTGCGGTCGCTGGTCGGCAGCGTGCTTGCCACCGGCTTTGATCCTGGCAGCGTTGTGATAACGCCTGTGAACTGGCCGTAGCGGATTGGCTTGACGTGGAAGTTAAACATGGTTGGCTCCTGGGTCCGTGGGGTTCGTCTGTGCCACTGAGTACTTGCAATGGCCGTGCCAGCTGGTAACTCGTTGATTCTGTTAGCGGGTCGCCAAGCTAGTGACGCAAAGTGTCAGGTTTACCGACAGTCTGCGTCACATTGTGACGCTATTTGTCACCTTATCCGCTCTATGCGGAACTGATCAGGCCCGACTACCTGACGAGAGTAGGTGGCTCCGTTATCGCGCCCTACTTTTTTCGCCATTTCGCTTAGCGCGCCTAGGCTGTATGTGCCGTCCCACTGCACTAGAAAGGTCTCGCCTATCTTAAGGCCGTGCGCCTCTCGTCGGAACTGTCTGGTAGTTACTTTCATGTGCGCTACGCCAGTTCCGCCATATCGAGTGCAAGCTGCGCGGCTTCGAGTCGAACGGTTGCGGTATCGACCTCTACCTTTGCGCGCACTACCTTAGTTCGCAGCGTCTGTAGGCGCGCGTTGCGCCGCTGGGCCAGATTAACCGCGCGCTCCACGTCGCGCCGAACATTGGCCGCTGCGACCTCAGCATGCCACGCGGCCTTGCGGGCGCGTTCAGCGTCTTTAGCTAAACGCTCTTGCTCGACGTACGCATGAATACGCTCTTGGTCGGACGCGGTCTGCTGCAAGGGATCTAACTGAAGTGTGTCTTTGGCGATCATTTTGACCCTCTTTGTGGCACCTTGGTGCGTAAGTAGTTGATAGTATTCATTTTGACCCTCTTTGTGGCACCTTGGTGCGTAAGTAGTTGATAGTATTCATTTTGATAGTTTGCGAGGCGGGAGAAGCTTTCTACAGCAACACAAACGTGAATAGTGTACGACGGCAGGGGGGTACAAGCAAGATAAATAAATTGCGATTATTAGTTTCCTACCCTCTATTTACTACTATCAAACTAATCAAAAGGTATAAAAGGTATTGATTCTTAAGGCGTTTTTTCTTGGTAGTTCCATTGTGGAGTCTTGGACCCTTCAAGATGACAGTTTAGCGGTTGCTTAAGTATCTAGCATTTATTGTCAGTTTGCCCGACCGGACAACTCACCACGCTGGTGGAAAATTTCCCGACACACGGCCAATATAATATGACAACAGTCCAACTGCGGCCAATATAATATGGTAAGTAATCACAGCCAAGGCAACTCATATAATATGTCAAGCGACTCCGCTAGCCGCTCGATATAATATGTAAACACGCTTCATATGTCGCTTGGCACGCCTCTTGCAACGCGCGCGATCCTTTGATATAAGCGCGAGATGAACAGTAAGAAAGCATTCACCGACGGAGTAGTCCACATGCCTAGTGAGGAACGCATGCTGAGGTCATTAGACGGGTCGCTGCCCGCCGACGTGCCTGGCCTACCCCTGGGCCAGATCAACAACGTCACGCGCGCCAGGATTCGCCACAGCATGGCTGAGCTGGCCGCCGGCAATGTGGACAATGTAAACACCTGGCTGCACGAAGTGTCGAAGACTCAGCCAGCCAAGGCCGTCGAGCTGTTCATCGAGCTGATCCAGTTCAGCCTACCGCGCGTCAAGGCAGTCGCTGTCGACGTTCGGTCGAAAGATGGCTCGCTGTCGCGGCTCAGCATGGCTGAGCTGCAATCAGTGATCAGTGATCAGTAGGGGGAGCCCCCATGTATTGGAGCCGGGGAGTTACGCGGGTGCGCCGGGCACACAGACAGTGCCTAAGCCGTTTTCAACTTCCTTTAACATATTAAATACACAACTTAACATGTTATATATCCCGCTATTAGAGGGCGGCCTAAAATCCAAAACGGTTCTCGCAGCGTAAATAGAATCAGCCACTCACTAGACATATTATATGCACCTACTTCAAGTTAACACTTTAATACGACGCGCGCGCGCCGCCGGGGTCGTTTTATTCGTAGAACGTGGCGAGGTCTTCGCCTATCCAGGCAACGGACTTACCGCCGCGCTCAAGGCGGACATAACCCGCCACCACGTGCAGGTGCGCGAACTACTGATACTACAGGCCATATAGCCATGGCGACCCCCAACGCAACCGCACGGCACATCAGTGAAGAGCTGAAAGCAGCGGCGCGCGAAATGCTCCGGCGCAAGCGCGCGCAACATTCTCTACACAGCTACGCGCTCTCGATCGACATACCGCTCAGCCCGCACGACGCGATGGATGACTTGGACGAAGATCTGATGGGGCCGGCCCGGTTCTACCTGCCGGAACACATCGCGCTCATCCTGGACGTATTGCAGCGCACCGTTGAGCGGCCGTTCGGCCGATGTTTGATCATGGCGCCTCCCGGCAGCGCGAAGTCCTCATACACCAATGTCGTGTTGCCGAGTTGGCTGTTGGGGAAACACAAGAAGTACCGCATTATACAAACGTCGTACGCCAGCGATCTGGCCGAGAAGATGTCACGCCGCACGCAACAGGTTTGCCGGTCACCGAAGTGGCGCGCACTGTGGGACGAGCCGTTGGAGTTTACGCGCGAGGCTATCAGCGAGTGGGCGCTGGACAACGAGAGCGAGCTGCAGGCGAACGGAATACTGTCAGGCATCACCGGCAACCGCGCGGACGGGATCATCATAGACGACCCGATCAGCGGTCGGCAGGATGCCGACAGCCCGGCGGTGCGGAAGTCCACGTTGGAGGCGTACCAGAACGACGTGTTGACTCGCGTGAAGCCGGGCGCCTGGATAGCCATGATCCTGACACGTTGGCACGAGAACGACCTGGCGGGGCAGATCTTGCCGGAAGACTACGCGGGCGAGTCCGGCATGATCCTGTGCCGAGACGGGTTGTACTGGGAAGTGTTGAACCTGCCGGCGAAGTGCGAGAGCATAGCCGACCCGCTCGGCCGCGAGATTGGCGAATACCTGTGGCCTGAGTGGTTCCCCGTCAAGCACTGGCACATGTTTGAGAACAACCAGACGCGCGAAGGGCAGAGGACGTGGTCATCCTTATATCAGGGGCGGCCTAGCCCGCAGGGGTCCGATACGTTCGATCGGGCATGGTTCAAGTGGGAAGATCCGCGCAAGTGGCCGCCGCGACAGACGATGCGCTGCGCGATCGTGAGCGACTGGGCTGTTACGGAGAGTCAGGCGGCGGACTTTACGGAGCACTTCCTGTGGGGTGTAGACACGAACGGCGAGGTGTACCTGTGGGAGACATGGTCAGGTCAGGTTGCGCCGGACAAGAGCATCAGGGCATTTATCAACATGGCGAAAACCAACAAGTGCCGCGTCGCGTATGACGAGAAAGGTGTCATTCACAACGCGGTAGCGCCAGCTATCAACAAGGCAATGAAGAAGGCTAAGGTTTATGTTGCAATCAACTCTATCGCTAGTACGACGGATAAAGTTGCGCGTGTTCAATCGTTCCAGGCTATTGCCAGTACTGGCATCGTACATTTACCCAGTTGTGGCAAGCACCAGCCAGCTGCTGCGACAATGGTGGATCAGCTCATAGCGCTACCGGCGGGCCGGTTCAACGACAAGGCCGACGTCGCTGGACTTCTGGGCCGCGTGTTGGATAAGATACAGAATGCGCCCCTGCCACCCAAGGAGCGCGAGCCCGGCATAAAGCCGTTCACCGAGGCTTGGCTAACGAGCGGCGACACACCCCCTGCAGTAAGGCGATTACGATGAGCAAAACAGAATTTGAAGCTTCCATGGACCGCCATCTAGAAGGCGCCGCCGGCCCGGCCGCGACCCCGGCCCCGCCGCGCAACGTACTCAGCGACTCCGTCAGCGACATGCTGTATCTGTGTCAAGAGCTGCTCGGTGGCATGCCGCGCAGCGCCCAGATACGCGCCAGGAAGGCCGCGCACAATATTGAGGTCGCGTTCCAGGCTACCCGCACTGAGGCCCCCAAAGACCCGGCCGTTGCGCTTGGCACGCTTTTTGCGTTGACTTACATCCTCGACCAGCTCATTCAGAATTCGACGAATGAGGCAAGCGTAGACGGCAACCTGATACAGTTGCTGTCGTGAACAGCTACCCGATTGGCGGGGGCACAGCGTGGCCTGGGTATTCGAGCGCCTCGCATGTCAGCGCGGAAACGTTCGCGGACTGCGTTAAGGAATTCCGTCAGTACGGGTATGATCCGTACAACAGCGCGGATGACGCGCAGCTCTGGTTTATAGTCATGGACGGCCAAGAGGAAAAGCACGTCCTTGCAAGGGCCGTGCCAGCCTGATAGGATCAACGCCTCATTATGGGAATCGTACAAGCAATCTGGCAGTAGACGGCGCCGTTGTACGAGAATGCGACGGTAGTCAGCCCGCCCGGTTCCCACCCAATTCGGAGTGAGTATGAAGCTTTTCAGCATGCGACAGTCCGGTAAAGAGAGCCTCTCGCCGTCTTCGGTCGGGAAGTTTAAGCCGGACCCGTACAGCTACGAGCATAAGATCACGCTCGACGACGCCGCGCTGACCAAGCTCGGTATGGACACACCCAAGGTTGGTGATGTGTTTCACGTCATGGCCCACGGTCACGTGACTAGCGTCAGCCAGGATGAGAGCCAGAACGGCGGGAAGTCTCGCCACGTTAGCCTTCAGCTCAAGAAGATGGGGACACAGAAGGCACCGAAGGGCGGCAGCGCTCTCGACGCTGTGAACAGCGGCATCAAGTCCGCACAGGAAGATTGATCATGAGCGAGCTACCCCTTTCTGATACCGAGCTGGCCGAGCTTCACGCTTTGGCGCTATTGCACGGTAACGTAGTTGCGGACGCCGAGCCAGAACCTTTACCGTTTACCGCAGAGCAGTTGGCCAAACTTGCGGTAGACGCGTTCCTAGCGACTGATCCGGCGGAAGTGATTGACGTTGCGCCGCGCCTCCCGAAAATGGGGCCATCTGGCGCTCAGAATATCCGCGCTTTTCTCGAAGCAAAGCAGGCTGAAGCCGATGCGAAGGCTGCGGCCGGCTAATGGCCGACTTCAGCGATCTTCTCGGCGGGAACGGCGTAGTGCCAGCTGGCACTACGAGCGAACAGGCGGCGGCGCAAGGCGTCGAGAAGTCACTGCGCCCTGACGATCAGGCCAGCGACGCTGAGAAGACGCTCGTATCGCGGTGGCTCAAGGAATACACCGCTGCGCGCCAGTTCGACAAGACAGCGCGCGCGCAGTATGCGAAGGACCGCCGATACGCGGCCGGTGAAAGCGATCCGAATTGGGCCAGCGACGCGAACCTGATCGGGTCGTTCATTGACATTCTGGTAAGCTTCCTGTACGCACAGAATCCTGACGTTGGCGTGAGGCCAGCCAAACAGGTTGAAGGCGACCCAGACGATACCCCGATTACCCCAACACCGTCCGCGCCGCCTATCGGTTTAGGCGCCGGACTTGCCCCGCCTGTACCCGGCGGGCCGCCCCCGATGGGAACGCCGCCACCCCCAGAAGGTGCTGTCGGCCTACTGGGAGCGCCCGCCGGCTCGGGATTGCCGCCCATGCCCGGCGCTGCGCCGCCCGTACCGCCTCCCCCGCCGGCCGCCCCTGTGCGGCCGGACAATACGCGATTCAAGATGGCGGCGACGATGGAACTGGTGATAAGCCAGTTGTGGAAGGACGGAAACCTCAAGAAATCCGGCAAGAAGATGGTCCGTTCAGCGCTGTCTGTGGGACCGGGCTGGTTCAAGGGAGCCATGTTATCGCAGAAGATCCCGGCGCCGCAGTTGGACAAAGAGCTGACGACGCAACAGGATCAGCTAGAAGCTATCCAGGCTGCTAAGAAGACATTGGCCGGCGGTGAGTCGACCGAGCCGGAAGCTGATGAGCTAGCGATTCAAGAGCGCATTACCGGCCTCAATGCGAAGCTGGCCAAGAAGAAGCGCTACGGCATGATGGTTGACTTCGTACGCGCTGAGGATGTTACGGTATCGCTCGACGTGGCGGACCTCGCGGATTATAAGGACGCGCAATGGCTGGCGAACGATATCTATGTCGAGAAAAGCAAGCTGTCGACACGCTTCCCGCGACTGTCTGCCGATGATGTCAAAGCGTCGGCGTCGTACTATCAGCGGATTGCGCCGGCCCATACCGAAGTCATGGACACGGTACTCGGTGACAACGCGGCTGAAGTTGGCCAGTTCTCGAAGACCGAGCAGAACACGGGCGGCGGTGAAGGCAAGCAGACGGAATTCGCCAAGGTCATAGAAATTTGGGACCGCGACGCACAACTCGTGCGGACCATTGTCGACGGCGTCAAGATGTGGGCGGTTGAGCCGTATTCACCGCCGCAGGCGACGAAGCGGTTTTACAGTCTGTTCTATCTGGCGTTCTACCCCGTCGACGGAAAGCGCCACCCACAGTCATTATCATGGCGCTTGCACAAGCTCCAGGACGAATACAGCTCCTGCCGTTCCAATGAGCGCGTCACGCGCGAGCGGTCGCTGCCGGGAATTATTTTCAACTCTGAAGCGCTCGACCACGATGAAGCGAAGAAGATTTCAGATGGCGTAATCGGGGAATATCTCGGCGTAAAGACGACGGCCGAGACACCGTTGCAGAACGTCTTTATCGCGAAGCCTATATCAACATTCAATCCAGCTCTGTACAACACTGAGCCTATTCTCAGCGACATGCAGCGCGTATCAGGCGTTCAGGAAGCGTTACAAGGTGCTGAGCAAGGTTCTGACCGGCAGACCGCTACAGAGGTCAACGAGAAGAAAGCCGGCTTTCAGAGCCGCACCGGAGCCGATCGAGACGTATTGGAAGAAGTACTCGACGACTTCGCGGAGTACACAGCTGAGTGCGCCATTCAGGAATGCCCGTTGAGCTGGGTTCAGCGCGTCGCCGGCAAAAACGCTTTCTGGCTCGGGCCGGACGATATAGCCGGCACGCCGGGCATGGACGTTGAGGATCTCCTCAACATGGTAGAAGTAGAAATCGACGCCGGCACGACCGGCAAGCCGAACGCCCAGGCAGATAAGGCCGCCTGGGCTCAGATCCTGCCCCTGCTAGAAAAGTCGCTCATTCAGATCCGCGCTATGCAGATGGCGGATCCGGGCTTGGCTGAGGTTCTCATCCAGGTGCTGCGCGAGACGCTGAAAGTGCTGGACTACCGGCTCGACATTGATGAATTCATCCCGCAGGGCACGCCGACACCGGCGCCACCTGTTCCGCCCCCGCCGCCAGCGGTCAAGATCAACATTGATCTGCAAGGCCAGATGCCCCCGGAGGATACCCAGGCGCTACTGTCAGCGGAAGCGACTACGCTACCGAAGCCGCCCGGCGCGCCCCAGACGCTCCCAGGGGGCGCGCCAATGCCCGCGCTACCTGGCGGCATACCAATGCCCCCGCTGACTGTAAAACCGCCGCCAGCCTCTAAGACGGCCCCGAAAACGTAATAACGACGAGACGCCCCATGGAAAACGAAGATGAATTGGACACCGAGTTGGAGACGGAATCACCTTCAACGGGTGAAACAGAACCGGTCGAGGATGGTAGCGAAGACGGAAGTGGTAGCCCTGATGGCAATGCCGCTCCGGATGCGTCAAGCAGTGTTGAGAAAAAGCCTACAGTCGAAGACGCGATAGCCGATGCGCTGAAGGCGCTTGAGCCGAAGACGGCTGAACAGAAGGCTGCTGAGGCTACTGCCGCGACGGCAGCGGCCAAGAAGGCGGCCGACGAGAAGGCCGGCGTAAAGCCCGCCGACGAGCCGAAGCTCGATAAAGACGGCAAGCCGATTGTGGACGCCAAGAAGGCCGATCACGTCAATGACCCTATTCCGCCGCAGGTGTCGGAGCGAACCCGCGAGCGCATCACGTCGCTGGTCAGCACGGTTAAGGACCTGACCGCTATTAGCGAAAATCAGGGGGCGATTATCGCCTCCATCCAGGAGACAGGCGCTACGCCGGAAGAATTCGGCGCCATGATCACGTATATGCGGTATATGCACTCCGACAAGGCGACGGACCTTGAGGAAGCCTACAAGATGCTGCAGGGCGGTCTGCGCACTGTATCTATGAAGCTCGGCCGGTCTTTACCTGAAGCTGATGCGCTTGAAGGTCATCAGGATCTGATCGACGCCGTGGCGGGTGGCCACACGACGGCGAAGATTGCCGAAGAAGTCGCCGTGGCCCGCAATCGGGCTCGGGCGAACAACGCCAGCTCTCAGGCTATGACGACGGCGGCCCAGGCTGAGGCGGCAACGGCTCAGGAGCGCACTACCGCGATTGCCGACCTGAACGGCATTGGCGACCACTTGCAGAAAACGGACCCGAATTACGCAGCGAAGCGCGAAGCAATCGAGCCTGCGCTCATGGCGGCGTTCAAGCATATGCGGCCGACCCTGTGGAAACAGGCGTTCAATGAGGCATACGCGGCATGCAAAGCGACAGCAAAGGTTGTCGCGCCGGTCGTGGTCGTACCTGCCAAGCCGAAGCCGCAACCGCTCCGTCCAGGAGCGCCAGCGGGCGGCGGAACACGCGTCGCAGGAAATTTGCACGACGCCATATTCGGTGACGGCTTTCCGGGGTAGAGTGGGGAAAAGGTTATGAGCGGGTGCGGGCCATGCGCAGAGCGAAGGGGAAAGATCCGAGCGGTATTGGCTCGCGTGGCCGCCCTGACCCGTGGCAAAAAGCTGTCTACGGATTCGAAGACGACTGGCCCGAAGCCTGCGCAGACTCCCTTACCGTCGGACAATGCCGGGACCTAATACGGCTTGCATGTGAGGCGTACGGAATGAAAGCGCCGCCTGTCAAGCTCGACAAGGCGGCGAAACTTTCATACTGCTATGCGGACGGCTCAGGGATTTTCCTGATAAAGACACAACTCAATAAATTCGTTGCGCTACATGAAGTGTCGCATTTTATAGTTGATCGGTTGTACGGGTCGGATACCGAAGACCACGGGTTTGAATTCCAGGGCGTTTACTTTTTCCTCGTCGCGCGGGCCGAGATAGCACCGCTCGTCGCGCTCCAGGCTAGCGTGAAAGATCGCGGGATGATCTGGCGGGAAACACCCCCGACGCTTGACAAAGTAAAATAGATGTGATCGAATCGCGGGGATTGCTAAATCAAACGTAAGCGGGATTCGTGCCCCGTAGGTGCGCAAAGAGGTCACGCACCGCCTCAACGGCAATGGTTCTATCCATAAACCTTGAGGACATTACAATGCCTTTTACCCCCGAACAGCTCGCGTATGCCGGTAAGGCCGCGATTGATTTCTTTTTGCGAAATGACCCGGTCGACAACTACAACATCAACCGGCCGCTGATTCAGCGCCTGATTTCCGGCAAGCAAGAGTATGCCGGCGCGCTGCAGTTCGTTGTCGAGCAGCTCCGTTTCCAGAACGACTCGAATTTCCAGTCGTACTACGGCGATTCGCAGGTTTCCTACAACCGCAAGCGCACCCTGACTCAGGCCAAGTACGTCTATGGCAGTTTCCATGACGGCTTCGGACTGAACGAGGATGAGTTGGTTTCCAACGGCATCACGCTGACGGACGAGCGGCAGGCTTCTCCGAGCGACGCCGAGAAGATTCAGCTGACCAACCTGTTGTCCGAGAACATGGACACCTTGAAACTCGGTTTCATGGAAAATTTCGATCTGATGCTGCACCGCTCCGGTTCGCAGAGCACGACCGATATTCCGGGCCTCGACAACTTGGTGTCCACGACTCCGTCAACAGGTATCGTCGGCGGTATCGACGCTTCTGTTGCGGCCAACGGCTACTGGCGCAACAATGCCCAGCTGGCTATCGCGGCAACGGCCGGCGTTCTGACCAAGGCCATGGAAGTAGCATGGCGTGCGGCGATCCGCGTTGGCGGTGCCCCGCCGAATTTCATCCTGGCCGGCGACACATTCATTGACGCGTACCGGACGGAATCAGCCGGCACGAGCGGCGCTGCGACGAAACAGGTCATTGTGGAGTCGAGCAACAGGAAGGGCATCACGTTGGACAACGGCACCGGCAACGGTACGTCGACCGGCTTGTTCTTCAAGGGTGTTCCGATTGAGTGGGACCCGGTTTTCCAGACGTTGGACACGTTGGATGCGCCGGCGACCCCTTGGTTGAAGCGCTGCTACATGCTCAACGACAAGCGGTTGAAGCTGCGCCCGATCAAAGGCCACTGGATGATTTCGCGCCGGCCTCCGCGCGTGTATGATCGATACACGCACTATTGGGCTCTGACCGCGAAGGCGTCTTTCACGACCGGCAAGCGCAACGCACACGCTGTGTTGTCCGTCGCCTAATTGGTGAGGCGCCGCAAGGCGCCTCCCTCAAACGAATCAGGAGTACATGACAATGACAATTCTTCTTCCCGGCGTAGTTGAGAGCATGCAGCCCGGCATTCAGTCCGGCCGAGTGCAGAACTACTCGGTCACCAACCAGGTTGTTCCAGCGGCTGTGCGCACCTACCTGAACGGCTCCGCTCTGGCAATTCCCGCCAGCGGGCTGTTCGTAGGCTCCAAACTGAGCTGGACCTTCAACATCACCAAAGATGCGAACGGCTCTGCCGCAAGCACTTTCGACGTTGCGTTTGGTCTGCTCGGCACTGTGGCCGATACCGCTCGCGTGTCGTTCGTCAAGCCCGCCGGCACGGCGGCTGCGGATGAGGGTTGGGTTGATATCGAGTGCCGCGTGCGATCGGTCAGCGCGACCGGCGTAGTCGTCGGTGAATTCTCGATGACGCACAACTTGGCGGCAACCGGTCACGCGACGATCCCGTCAGTGAACGTGAACACCGTATCAGCTGGATTCGACGACACGGGCTCTGCGCTCATCGTCGGTGTCTGTCTGACATCGGGCGCCGCTGACAATATCACCGTCAGCTTTATGGAGGCTGAGGCGAGCCGAGTTTAAAACCAACAAGATCCGGGGCTACGGCCCCGGATCAGCTTTTGTTCACACCACGGAGACAAACATGGCTATTCAATTTGTAACGATGAAGATTCGCCGCAACGAGCTTTCAACTTTGGAAGAGTCGTATGCGGCCTGGGAAATCCCGTTGATTGAGGCGCTGTTCGACCAAGCCGAGCGTATCGGTGAATTCACCGTTGACCGCGATCCGCCGGACACGTTGGAGGAGTACCAGAGGTTGGAGAACCGCTACCAGCGGCCAACAGGGCTCGACGGTACGCCGGGCCAGCCACTGGTGCTGTCGGTATACGGCGCACATGCGCCTGGACTCGCGAACCTTAAGCGCGCTATAGGCGACGCGGTAGTTGAATCAAAAGGCTTCGCTGATCTAGTCGGCGCCGCATAGTTTCTGTGGGTGGGTGAGTGTTCGCCCCGGCCCGCGCCGGGGCGCTTTTTCGGAGGGTCGAGGCATGAAGTCCGATTTTCAAGGCGGCGGCCCCAAGGGCGCGAAGGGTTTCCCCATCGGGGATAAGAAGCACGCGCGGCTGGCCATTGGCGGCGCTACGCGGTCCTTCAACGCAGGCAACATCGGCGCAAGCAAAGAAGCGCAGATCAAGAGCGCGGCCCGCGCAAAGCTTGGTGATACACTGGCGGGCAAGTGAGCAATGTTGCCCATTTTGTTTCCGCAAACAGCATCACACATGACGGTATAAGCACCGGCGGTGCCGTTGGCGGCGCATATGGAACGCTCACTAGCGGTTCCGTATTGCCGCTTGGTACGGCGACGCATTTTTCTATCAACACAGACACCGGTATTTATGATGGCATCGCGCTTATAGTTGATGACGCCACGCTGCTGCAAACGGCTTTCAACACGCTAACGCTTGTCAGCGGCGCGACTACGGTAATCCTCAACGCCTCTGACGCTTCGTTCAGCTCAGGTGCCGGCGTAGCTAGCTGGTCATGGGTACACGATGGGCACGTTCTACAGGCCGGTAACACGGTAACCGCAACGGTAAACGCTATGAGCATCCTACTGACGATCCCGGTTGTTACATCAACAGAGGCCATCTTGGAGTGGACTAACACAAGCAGTGTTATTCCTGATGCGTACACAGTAAACCGAAATGGCGTGGACATAGCTGTTGTGACCAGCGCGCTGTCGTACGTAGACATGTCGCTCCAGCCGTCCACTAGCTACAGCTATTTTGTTAGCGCTGCGGATGTAAGCGACACTACTACAGATTCAAATACCGTTACGATCACGACGGCGGATCTAACAGACGAATTCAACTGCGCCTGCGAAACCGTGTCAACGTTCTCCACGCTTGCGCAACTCCGCGCGCGAACGGCCATTCAGATAGGCTACGCGGCCCAGGCGGCAAACCTGCCGGCGGGCATATCGGCCGAGATAAACGAATACCTTTACAGCGCTCAAAAGCAGCTGTACGACAAGTACAAGTCGCTTCGCACTGAGCGCATGTTCAAATGGACCATGATCCCAGGCGAGCGGTACTACAGCCTAACGGCGGCAGAAGGTAGCTGCGTAAAGCAAGTTGACCCTAAAAAGATCACGTGGGTTGGGTTTGAGGATTTGAATCAGGCATGGTACCAGCTCATCGCGGGCATAAACCCCCTGTGGTATACGCGCGCTCAGATCAGCACGGGCTGGCCTACGCGATACGAAATTCGTTCGTGCATCGAGATATTCCCGGCGCCGCAAGCCGCCTACACGCTTTGGATCAAAGCCCACTTCCAGCTTGAGCCGTTCGCCGCTGATGGCGACCGCACTACGCTCGACGATGAGTTGGTGTTGCTGTTCGCCGTGGCGAATCTCAAGAGCGCCAAGGGTAAGCCAGACGCGGCTCGCGCTATGAATCAGGCAACTGCGCGCCTCAAGGATTTGACGGCAGCCAACCACGTTCTACGGCGTTACGTGCCAGGGACAACGACCGACAGCCCCGCTACGCCGCCCCGCTTCTTGCCGTTGAACGGAGCCCCACCGTGAGTACCCCTGTTGCGCTAACCGTTGTCCAGGGCGGTATAACACGCGCTCGCGTCAAAGGCGCTGCGCTACGCCAGTCCCTGTACGATCTGGTGAACGCCTACGTCACGATCGGAAAGACGGTCAAGGTTCGGCCCGGTACGTTCCGCAACGCGGATGTCACTACCAGCCCTGTAAACGTTGGATTGACCGCGTACGGCGGCGTGCAGCACGTCTTTTGTCATCAGCCTGTGACGGTGCCTACTGGCTATGTGTGCAATGTTCTAGTTAATCCGACATTGCCGACAGACCCGATAAAGAAGATACACTTCGCCGCGCCGTACATGGGTTTTCTATATGTTGTGGCGGAATTCAACAACGGAACGGTAGCGCATTACTGGTTGCAGACCAACGGCGTGTGGACGCCTAATACAGTCCACTTCAACGGCGACTTTGTGTCTGCCACGGTAGACAACGGCTTTGCCTTCCAGGCGGTGCGCCTGGAGAAGCCGCACACGGTGTGGGCCGCTGAGAGCGTTGTAGCCGTAAATGACATTTTCGAGCCGACCGTTTACAACGGGTTCATGTTCAAAGCCATTGCGGTCACCGGATCAGCGCCACACACCGGTAGTTCCGAGCCGCTCTGGCCCGCCGCTGAAAATGCACAGCTGCAAGAGTTTGGCGACTTCGGCACGACGTCTGCCGCGAGCAGTTCGCCGGCGTCATTGACGCAGGCGCCGAGCCAGTCAATCACGGACCGCTACGGAAATTCCGCTACGTTCAACGGCACTACGGGCGAAGTGACTACCGTCTCAACCTTGGCGGCACAGACGACCGTTACAGTCTGGGCGGCAGGGCAGCTGTATCAGCCGGGCGCTGTTGTTCAGCCTAGCACGGGCCAGGGCGCGTTCATAAATGCTATACCGAACGGGGATTTCGAGGCCGGGGATGACGGTAACTGGATTCTGCCGAGCGGCTCGAACCTGTTCATAGTGGTCGACGCGGTTAACGCTTATCAGGGCTCACACGTCCTGAAATGCACTCCGAATCACCAGACCAGCCGCGCTGTAATGAACACCTTCGGCACCGTAACGTCTGGCCAGAGCGTAACTGCTACAGCCTACGTGAATCCGAACAACAGTGGGTCTAACCTAACAGTAAATCTTAACCTGAACTGGTACAACTCAAGTGACACGTTTCTCAGTCGCGCCACTGGACCTAATCAGCAAGGCGTAGGCTACCGGCAGACAACCGTAACAGGAAACGCACCAGCTGGCGCGACGCGCTGCCGCGTCGAGGTTGAATTCTCCACGGGCACGGTGCCATCGTTCGCCTACGCTGATATCGTCTCCTGGAACCTGGAAACTCCAGTAACGGTAAGCCCGTTCCTGTTTGAAGCAGTACAAGCGGCTTCCGGTACGTCAGGATCTACGGAACCAACATGGCCAGTTGTGGCCGGCGGCACAGTAGTTGATGGCGGCGTCACGTGGCAGGCAATCGGCACCTCGATCATCACGTGGCAAGCATTGCCGTTGATGAAATCCGGTGCAGTCGAACCCACGTGGCCTACCACGGTAGGACTGGCGGTAGCTGACGGAAACATGAGCTGGGTATGCGCCGACCGCCGTATAACGGACGTGAAGTGCCCTAACACGACCGTTGTGATCATAGCCGCCAGCAAAGTGTTCTGTGGAGACAAAGACATCATAGCGTTCTGCGCGACGACCAACTGCCTCGATTGGACATCCGCCAACGACGCCGGCTATATCCCGTTCGGTTTGAACAGCTACGGCTCCGAGCCGGTTGCAATGCTTGGTCTGTATCGCTCAAACCTCGTGGCGTTCAACGGTCTCGGTTACCAGATGTGGCAGGTAGACCAAGATCCGGCCAACATGGCGTTCCTTGACGGCTCTCCGATTGGCTCCATATTCTCGAAGTCTGGTCAGCCGGTGAACACTGACTTTGTGTTTCTTACGCCGGTCGGATACCGCAGCATCGGCATTGCCGGTGCCAACTCGAACCTACAGGCGGGTAGCTTCGGCAAGAATGTCGACCCGCTGGTGAAAGCGTCCATTAAAGCGCTGTCTGCCGGCGACGAGCCGCGTTCGCTGTTTTATCCGGGGACGGGTCAATATTGGGGCATCTTCGGCAATCAGGTATACGTACTCACCATGAATGGTGCCACCGTTGCTGATCAGAGTTGGTCTCGATATCTCTTCCCTTCGAGCATTGACTACTATACCATCAGCGACGGCGTACTGTTTCTGCGGTCGGGCAATTTGGTGTGGCAGCTCAGCGAAGATGCACTGTACGACGATATAGTTGACGTAAATACACACGCAGCTTTCACCGGCAACATAACGTGGCCATTCCTAGATTTTGGCACCCTCGGCTTGGACAAGGATTTTGAGGGTATAGATCTGGTGTGTACCGGTAGCGTGACAGTCAACATAGGCTACGATCAGACCAACTTCGCGCTAATTACGCCGGACTATGTCATTGCCGGCGATACACTCCCCGGCGGCGGTATGGTGCCATTCCCAATGACGGCACCAAGCTTTCAGATCAGCCTTACATTTGCCGCTGGCCAAGCCTGGGAATGGGAAGCGCTCAACGCCTATGTAACAGCGGTACCGCATACATGACAACTTTTCATCTTCGCGAACCTACGTTGCTGGATCTGCTCATCGTCCGCACTAACTTGCCGGATGATGAGATTGATCAGATGCACGCCTTCACCGGCAAACACGAGATACCAGAAGACACCGCAGCGCGACTTTGGCGCATGCCAGGCATGAAGTGGGCGATAGCCGCTGAGGACCAGCGGGCGGTCGCCGTGGGGGGCCTGATCGAGATACGGCCCGGCGTTGCCGAGACGTGGTTTCTGGCCACTCCGCAAGCCTGGGTGCCGAAATCGAACCTTAACGCGCTGGTCAAGAAGGTGAAAGAGGATGCATTGACCCTGTGGGGCTGGCATCGGATCGAAACTTACTGCTTGGCCTCGCGCGGCGAAGCGCACATGTGGTACACTTTTTGCATAGGGCTACGCTATGAGGCGACGCTTGAGGGATTCTGCGCTGACGGCCGGGATGCGAAGCTGTTCACGGCAACGAGGATTAAGTAATGTGCGGAGGCGGCGGTAACGCATCAGCAGCTGCTCAGCAGCAAGAAGCGCAGCGCGAAGCTACGATCAGTAGCAATGTCAAGGATATCAATTCCGCTTTCGGCAATAGAACCGCACAGTATGGCGATTATGCCAAGGCGCTGCAAGGTCAGTACGAGACGGAGCTGAATCGCCAACAGGGCATCGCAGCCCGCAATTTGAAATTTTCCAATGCGCGCAGCGGCGTTACCGGCGGTAGCACGGCAGTCGACCAGGGCGCCCTACTTGGCCAGGAGACGGCGGCCGGCACCCTGAAGGCCCAGCAACAGGTTGGAAGCGCTGTAGCCGGGCTCCAGGGGAAGGACGAAGCCACGCGCGAGCAGATGATATCGCTGGCCCAATCCGGCGGCGATATCGGCAATGGCGCCATCCAGACGGGCAACGCTCTACAGGCGAACCTCGGAAACGCCATGTCGCAGAATGTCGCGAACGGGCTCGGTGATGCCTTTGGCGGCGTTACGCAGAGTATCAACAACGCGCAGAACGCAGCGGCGCTTCGTAGCGGCATTTACGCCGGCACGGCCCGCGCCTCGCTTTACGGCGGCGGCTTGGGCGCCCCAACACCTACACCGACTCAGTCGGCGGGCGGACTCGGATGAAGTGCTTAATGGAGCTGGATAAAGGGTATGACCTGAACTGGCCGGAAAAGCTCGCTTATCTAGCGTTCAAGTTTATGGAGGGCGCGCAGATTCGCTGCCCCGTGACGCACCATTTCGAGTATCAGGTCTACGTGCGCGAAATGTTCATCCCAAAGGGCACTGTATTTATCGGCCGCGCACATCGGCACGGCCACCGCGTGGACCTAGTATCGGGCAAAGTGTTTCTGATCGAGGAACATAGCAAGACGCACCTGACAGCGCCATACACACTGCATACCGTACCTTGCTACATGACAGCGTTTATCGCTATGACCGATGTTGTGGGGCGCACCTATCACCCCAACCCCTATGAGAGCCGCGACCTAGTCGCGCTCGAAGATGACGCATTTCGACCCGCGAGCGAGCCCCTGGCGATTGGCGCAGCGGTGAATGCGCGCATTTTGGCGATTGAAGCGGAACGCGCTAAGGTTTTGGAGGCAGCATGAGCGGCGGACTTTCAGCAGGTACCTTAGCGCTTATCGCGGCCGGTACGGCAGCGGCCGGCGCCGGCGTTAGCGCGTACTCGTCAAATCAGCAGATGCGCAAACAGGATAGTATTGCAGCGCAGGGTATCCGCGATCAGCAGGCGAACCAGTCGCAAGCTCAAGCCGGCGTGGCGAAAACAATCCAGAAGGTTGGCGCAAATAATGCAGCGACCGAAGCGGCCAATAAAGCAGCTACTCAGTCGCAGTATCTGGATGCGCTGCGCCGCGCTGCGCCTGTTCAAGATGCTTCGCAGACGGCTACGCCGGGCGCTAGCTCTCGCTACGCCAAGCAGGTTGTTGACGCTCAGGCCGCGAATCGGCAGTTTGGCGCGACACAGGCCGGACTCTTGGCGCGTACCGACGCTCCGCAACTTACGCAGTTGCAGGATCAGCAGACGCTGGGCGACGAGGCCACGAAGCTCGGGCTACTGAATGACACATCGAACAACCAGAACAACCTAACAAAGCTGCGCGTCGGTGCCGTACAGCAGAGCCCGTGGCTTACGGCGGCCGGCGCCCTGTTGAATGGCGCCTCAGCCGGCGCATCTACAGCAGCGGGGGCTAAGAAACCAGCCGGCGCAGCATCAAGCGGTGCCGGCATATACGCCGACAACGGCCTCGGCGGTAGCTTGGGAGCAAACGCGTAATGGCAGGTCAATCAGGCTGGGCAACGCTTGGCAACCGTCTCGCAGGCGGAAACGAGCTTACGTCTCAACTGTCAGAGGCACAAGGTGAACAGCTCGGCGCCAATACGACTAACGCTATTGCGGAGGCAAACTCACGCATCGCTAAAAACAAGGCGCTTGCAGCACTTCCGGATCTGTTGCAGAAGGACCCGGCCTTTGCCGGCGCTCTCGGCTCAACGCTAGCGGGCTCTGCTCAGGCTGGCGTTAATCCGCAAGAATTGTACGGCGCGCGTCAGACAAACACCACGACCAACTTGGAGCAAGGGGTTGCAGATCCGAACACCTCTACCGCCCAGACCGGCCGTAACCTGCTTGCGCTCGGCAAGCCGGCCGATCTTATCAAGCCCGTTGGCACCGCTGGCGATACACTGGACCTGACGAAGCAAGGACAAGCCGATCAGTACGGCCAGCTCCCGCTGGGCGCTCAGCTCGGCCAAGCCACCATTGCCGAGAAAAACGCCACGGCTGCCGGCGCCGGCGCGTCCGCAGGTCTGCACAAGGCCCAGGCCGACGTCGTCACGCAGGGCGGAAAACCGCCGCAAAACATGCAGTGGGGCATCAACGAGGATGGTTCACCAAAAGTCGACATCAATGGCCAGCGTGTAGCTGTGCCGATTACCGGCAGCAAGTCTGACCCTAACGCGGCCGGCGTGATGAGCGCGGTTGAAGCTCGCACAATGGAGCGCGTCATAAACAGTGCGAAGCAAGCTGATTCCATGCTGAGCAACTTGTCTGGGCTGAAGTCAGGCACATCCGCCGGAATTCTCGGCGTTGGTGCGGCGCCGGGTCACAGCATCCTGCAGACTACGCTCGACGACGCGCGCAACAGTCTTTCGTCGCAAGAGACAAATCAGTACACGACGATTATGACCGGCTTAAACCAAGCGCTCGCTACGATGGAGACATTCGGCCAAGTGCCTCGCGGTTCCTTCACCGACAGCATGAACCGTCTGGTGCTCCGCGAAGGTGATACCCCGCTGTCGAAAGCGACGAAAGTGGCTGACGCGGGCCAGATCGTGAACAACGCGATCGAAACGCTTTTGCAGAACCCGCGTTTGCCGCCATCACAGGCCGCATACCTGAATAAGATCCGCGACAGTGTCAACAAGTCAATCCCGTATACCGTACAGGATACGCTCGCTCTCCAGGACGCGCCGCCGGGCACTACGCTCGGTACGCTGGTTAAAGCTCGCCAGACCGCCGCTGGCGCAACATCAGCCCCCGGCGCTACAGGCGCCGCGCCTGCCGCCGCGACACCGGCAAGCGTTGCTTCGGCTGTCGGCGCCCCGCCGGTTGGTACAGTGGAGAAAGGCTACCGCTTTAGGGGCGGTGACGCCTCCAAGGCCGAGAACTGGGACCCAGTACAGGATTAACGTATGGCTACCGGACCTTGGGAAGATTATCAGGTTGCTACAGAGCCAAGCGCGAAGCCAGCGCCAGTTAGCGGCCCGTGGGAAAAGTACGGCGCGGCTAAATTACCGGTGCCAGTGGTGGACAACAGCCCGCCAGCGGCCAACTCGGGGGCCGCGCCGTCTGGGCCGCCGCAGAATCTGGATGAAGCGATTGCCCAAGGCCATGCTAGTTCCAACCCGCTTATCCGGGGCGGCGCCAACTTGGCGGACACCATACAGCGCTCGCCGCTGACCGGTGTTGCAGAGCACGTGTTAGCGGCCGGCGGAAATACAGTCGGTAAAATCGGTTCTGGACTCGCCGGGCTAGTTCACCAAGGTCTAAACGCCGTTGGGATTACTAGCGGCGATCCGCGAGACACGGTTGACGCGGTGCGGGGAGCTACCAACTATACGCCGCAAACTCAGGGCGCTCGCGATGTGTCGGCGCTCGGCGCAACCGTCGCCAAGCCGGTGCAGGCGCTCGTAAAACCGGTTGATACAGCAATCGCTAACGCCGGCCCCGGCGTCAGTACGTTCGTGCCTGCGGCCTCGGAAGCCATCCAGGACGTGGCCAGCATTCTGCCATTCGGTCAGGCAGCGCGGGCCGGCAAAGCCGCGTCAGTTGTAGAGGGTGCCGCAAAACCGTCAGTAGCGGATCCAATTGGCACGGTACGCGGTGCGGGCTACGTCATGCGCCCTTCAGACGTTCGCGCGACCGGCGCCCCGGCGCCGGGGCTTGTTCGCGAAGCGCTGACTAGTTCGTCAGGGCAAGCGAAAAGCGCTGCGCTAACCAACCAGAAATTGACCACACGGCTTGCCGGCGAAGATATGGGCAAGCCGAATGCTACCCAGCTGACTGACGCCGATTATGACAAGTACCGAACGAACGGGCCGGGCAAGGAATATGACGCCACAGCAGACGCGCTGAGCAACACATCGAAAGAAGGCAAGCTCGCGCCAGATGCTGACGCTGTCAGCAACCTGAACAGTCTCGCGGCGAATCAGAACCCTGCGTCGGCGCTTCCCCCGAAGGTTGCCGGCAACGTTCAGCGGATATCGAAAAAGATCGAAAGCGGGAACTACACAGGAAAAGATTGGCGCACCGATGTTAGTTGGCTACGCGCCAACGGCGGGCGCGACGCGGCTGATGAGCTGGAAAGCATGGCGGAACGAACCTTGGCAGCCAGCGGCAATACACCACAGGTGCAGAAATTCCAGCAAGCTCGGCAGGACTTCGCCAAAAGCTACGACTACCAGCGCGCGACAGCGACGCGCGGCCAAGTCGATGCACAGCACATGGCGGACCTTGACGCGAAGTACCCCAACCTGCTGACAGGCAATGCGAAGATCATCGCGACCGCCGGCCGGCACCTCCCAGATGTCACCAAGGTTCCGGGCGGCGGCGTCGCGGATCTAACTACCAGCGGCGGCCACGGCACAGCAGGCATCGTTTCCCGCGCCGGCCAGCTCGCTGGCAGCGTCCTGAAGAAGATTCCCGGCATGGACCCGCTATCAGAAGGGTTCCAGAGCCGCAATTTCGGCCGGCAGATGACGCCGGACGAACAGACATACGTGCCGAGCTTCGGTCAGAAGGGTCCCGGCCCGTCGCCGTTCGCACCCCGCCTGGACCTGACAGCGCCGCCTGGACCAACTGAAAACCCCACGCAGCTTGGCATGAGCTTGGCGCAAGGCCGCCCAGCCGCGCCACAGCTCGATCTTGCGCCGCCCAGCGGCAACGTTGGCGTGAACCCGGTTCAGGAGCAAATACCGCTCCTCCCGCCCATGAAGCGGCTAGGCGACATTCTGGCGCCGGCTGACGAGCGCCGACTGAAGCGCATCATGGGTCGCCGCGAGGAGCAATCCGGCATGCCGACTGACTCGCTGTCGATTCCGAGAAAGTAATGGCGATCGTCAAAGTACCTATTGCTGGCACTATCGGGAAGGCGGTCACGCTCGACACAAGCGCCACCGTGGGCGCGGACATTGGCGTCAATCTGAGGCTGAACGGCGCCGTAATTACGCTGGCTCAGCTAGCGGCAGCGCTTGGCGTTGGGAATACTCAGGCAGCCACGTTCGCCGCCACGCTCTGGAAACTCATTGGCGAAATACCGGATAACGTTGTCCAGGTCGCCGCCATGAACACATCCGGTATCGTGGTGCGCACTGCGACCGGAAAATGGATCACGATCCCGGCACCGCCGCCCGGCCAGCCAGGGCTTGACGGTGAGCAAGGGTTGCAAGGCGACATGGGGCCACCCGGCGTTCCGGGAATCCCCGGCGCCGTTGGTCCGCCGGGTCGGCCCGGCGAAGACGGCACAATTGGCGAAGACGGTCAGCCCGGCCCACCTGGGCCACAGGGGCCAGCCGGTAGCGGTGCGACCGGCGCGCAAGGCCCACAGGGGAACCCTGGAGTTGACGGCAACGACGGGCTCGACGGCAACGACGGGCCACCGGGGCTTCTTGGACCGCAAGGTACTCCAGGGGTTACCGGTAGTCAGGGGCCGCAAGGCAGCCCCGGCAACGACGGCCAGGATGGCAACGACGGCAACGACGGGCCACCGGGTGCGTCTGGACTTCCCGGCGTAACAGGTGGACAGGGGCCGCAAGGCGTTCCAGGAAATGACGGTAACGACGGGAACGACGGCAACGACGGGCCGCCGGGGTTGACCGGGACACAAGGTGTCCAAGGAATCCAAGGCGCTACCGGCAGCCCCGGCAACGACGGAAACGACGGGAATGACGGCAACGACGGGCCGCCCGGTATTCAAGGCGTTCAAGGTGTCCAGGGGACAACCGGCGGCCAGGGACCGCAAGGTAATCCTGGCTGGGAAGGCGACACGGGTGAAATTGGCGACATAGGACCGCCCGGCATACAGGGCGCTACAGGCCCGCAAGGTCTTCAGGGGCCGGCCGGGCCAGGCGTCTATCAGATCACGTTCGGAGAAGACGCCGGCGGAAGCGATGACGGTCTACCCAAATTGGACCTCGGCATATCACCTAAATGGAGCGGTCAGCACGTATTTTGCGGACCGCCTCTTCGCGTCGGCGCGGCGCCCTACATATCTTTGGGGTTAGTTGGTACAACCCCGCTGATATCGTGGAACAACACAACGCCAGCTGCGAATACGCGCATATGGGAAAGCTTCGCAGATACGGCTGGTTCGTGGACGTTGCGAACGGTTGACGACGTAAACGCAACTGCCAATACCGCTTTAAAAATAGATCGCACTACTACAACAGTAACCGCGCTGAGTTTCGGGAACACTCCCGATAGCCCTGCATTCCAGTTTCTCGGTACCGGTACAGCGACATTTAACGGCAATATTACTGTAACCAACACCGCAACGTTCAATGGCGCTATTGTTGCCAATGGAACGGCAACATTTAACAGCAACACTGTAATAAATAGCCCGGCAGCTGTAAACACGCTTATCTTGAACGCCGCCGCCAGCAACGTACCCGACATCGTGTTTAATGTGGCGACCGTGCAGAAAGCCGTTATGGGTTCCGCAAGCACAACTAGCAGCTTAATAACAGGTTCGGCCGCCGGCGATTTCTGCATTAGATCGTCAGCTGGAAGTATTCTGTTCTCACTGGACGCCGGCGCTAGCTATGTGATCGCACTCAACGGGACCCCGACAACCGGCGGTGATGTTGGGGCACTAAATACGTCCAATTCACCCGCAGCATCCCAGAATACTGCCAAGTGGTTGCCAGTCAAGTTTGGCGGCACGCAATACTGGATACCCATGTTCTCATAAGGAAAAACCGTGAACGCTCAACAACTTGCACAAGCTCTATTACAGATTGTCCCGCGCGCTAGCGCTCCAATAACAGCCGAGAATGCCCAGGCGACGCTAGCCATTTACGAAACACTTGGCGCAATGGCGCGAGGTGAGCTTATACTAGCAAAATCCGTGCCAGCTGAGGCACCAAAGGTGTAGTCATGCAGAACAAATCTCTTCGCGTCGGCCCCGTGGCTTTGGCCGCAGCTGCCGCCAATATCCTGAATGGCGCGGTAACGTCGCTGGCTGGTCCGGTCAACGTCACGCTGACCCAGCCTGTGATCACGCTGAAGCACATTCGCGTCGTAAATAAGACAGGCGGTGCGGTAACCGCAACGCTGTATATCGGCGCCACTGGCGGCAGCGCGGCCGGCACTGAGTTTGCGTACAACGCGACCAGCATCCCGGCGAACAGCTACGTCGACTGGTACGGCCAGCTCCGTCTGGAGTCTACCGACTTCCTGACCGGCTTGGCGGGCGCTGCAACGTCGCTCACGTTCCAGGCTGAGGGTGAAGTTGGGTTCCAATAATGTGGGACTCGATCTTGGAAGCTCTAAAGATTCACGGCCCCATTGGGGCCGTGTTTCTCGCCGTTGGGCTAGTCGGTCGGGAGCATTTCAGGGTGGATCGCCAGCGTAACCGGGCACTGAAGGAGCGTATCGAGTCTGTTGAGTCTGCTCACAAGCACGACCTTGAGCGGGTGTTTGACCGCATTGAGGAAGTGTCGAGCCAGATACAGACAAACCAGAACGTGCTGCTGTCTGCCCTTGCGCCCAGGCAGCGCGATTGATTTCCCGGTTGTTTCGACGTATTTCCGCCTCTATCGCGGGCGAATACTGCCGGCCGTCGCCGGCCAGTACTTTGTCGACGCCGGATACTTGCTCCGCAGCTTTGTAGTACGTCTCTGTCAGCGCTTCGGAAACACCGTCGCCGCACAAAAGAATTGGGAAGTCGCGGAACGTCAGCGGCTTCTCGGGCTTCGACTTGCGCCGCTCCGTCTCTTCGGCGCACGCCTGAGCTACCCAGGCATAGCCGGCGGCGTCAACCATGTTGTCTCGCTTCGGCCTGTGAACCTGTCGCGACAGCTTGACGCACACCATGATGAGCGCCATGTCTGAGGCGCTCAGCGGCTCTTTCAGCTTGTGCTTCAGGAGAGCTGACACCATGCCGGCGTTCTTGGTGTAATCGTCCAGCGGATGGCCGTAGTCGGCGTTGCGGTCACCGTGGGTGAGCTTCTGCGCTTCGAGCAGAAT